GTTAGCGACCGCAGGGCCGCAGAGTCAGAATCACACACTGAGCTACATAAGTTGTACGAAAGGCGTAGTTAGTGGTTTAAATGCACACCGGAACAAGCCCAAGAGGTTGTCTCTGGTATAGTAGGAAACTACCAATGAAAAACGTATACAACTTAGTCCCTGACATTTACAAACTAATGGAGACAAAAGAAGTATCTGACGATGTGGACTTTGACGCTTGTGTTGAGAAGTTCGGAGAGAATGTCAAGGAACTCATGCGTAACGAGTTTGGCGGAAAAAAGAGGGACGGACGTAAGCTACGTATGTCTAACATAGGACGTGACGACCGTTACCTCTGGAACGTCTACAACGACGTAGAGAAGTCTGACGACATTCAAGGACACACCTACGTTAAGTTTCTGTACGGCCACTTGATAGAAGAGATGTTGTTGTTTTTGACTAAAGCAGCAGGACACGAGGTTACTGATGAACAAAAGAAGTGTGAGGTTAACGGCATTACAGGCTCTATGGACTGCAAAATCAACGGTATTGTCACTGATGTTAAGTCTGTGTCAACGTATGGGTTCAGGAAATTCAAGGACGGCACTCTGGCTTATGACGACCCGTTTGGATACATTGGTCAAATTAAGGGATATGCGTATGCGGAAGGTGCTACTAAATTCGGATGGTTAGCGATGGACAAACAGAACGGGCATTTGACGTACCTCATGTACGACTCTGAGGATACCCAAGCGCCTGTCCATGATCTTATTAGTTATGACATCAAGGAGCGCATTGACCACGTAAAAAAGTTAGTGGAGCAACCAACCCCACCCGGCGTATGCTACGAGCCTATCGCCGATGGAAAGAGTGGAAACCAGAAACTCGCCGTAGGTTGCTCATACTGTGCATACAAAAAGGAATGCTGGCCGTCCGTTCGCGCCTTCGCTTATTCTACCGGTCCACGTTATTTAGTAGAGGTACACAATGAGCCGAAAGTCCAAGAAATCACCATTTAGAAGCACGTTTGAAGAAGATGTCGCCAAAATACTACAGGAGTTTAACTATGAGCCTTTCACTATTCCTTACACTATCTCTAGGAGCTACCGTCCTGACTTCGTTGATGCTAGCGGTTTATATCTTATTGAGTGCAAAGGATATTTCAGAGACGGAGACACCAAGAAATACACCAGCATCAGGGACAGCCTCCCAGAAGGACAAGAGTTAATCTTTGTTTTGATGCAGCCTAACAAGAGAATACGTAAGGGTGCAAAAATGACTATGGCACAATGGTGTGACAAAGAGAAAATACTATGGTATAATATAGAGACACTACAGGAGTTAATTAGTTATGTCGCTAACGCTAGAGGAAGTTAAGGAACGCCTCTTGAAAACCTTTGATCCGGATGATCTACTAGAGGCCCTACAGATAACCTCAGAACAGATTCTGGACAGGTTTGAGGACAAGCTAATCAACAGACTGGACGTGTTTGAACAAGAGCTAGAGGAGGAAGAAAATGAGTATTGACAACGCTACCCCTGCTGACTGGGATACCTTGACAGCATTGAACAACCTATCTATCAGAAAAACACCTGATCCTGTTGAACGACCTGACCACTACAACAGCGGAGCAATCGAAGCAATCGAAGCAATCAAGGCGTCTATGCCACAGGGAGAGTTCAACGGTTATCTCAAAGGCAACGCGCTGAAGTACCTCTGGCGGTATGATTACAAAGGGAAGCCGGTTGAGGACTTACGTAAGTGTAAGTGGTATATTGAACGATTACTGAAGGAACAAGTACAATGAAAAAATTAATAGTTTTATTGGGTGTTTTATTAGCAGCGCCTGTAGTAGCAGATACCAAGGCATACACACGGATTGAGCAAGGCGGCGAGATAGTCCTGACCGATGAGAAGTGTAAGGACGATGAAACGATGTTGCGTGCGTATTGGTATGACACAGAGCATTACACCGAAGAGGGTTGCTGGCGTGACGATGACCGAACCATCTATGCTAGCTGGGACAAGGCCGGTGAGATGCGGTATCGGAAGAAGCGTTTCAAGGTAGCTGATCGCTGGTAGTGGCATATTAAAATTAATAAGGAGTAACAAAATTGGACGCATATCAACAGTACATACACAAGTCACGCTATGCTCGCTACCTTCCAGAGGAGCAGCGGCGTGAGACTTGGGAAGAAACAATCGACAGGTACCTAAACTTCTGGATTGAGAAGGGCAAGTTAACACTCGAAGAAGCTAACGGTATCTTCAAAGACATTCACGACATGGACGTAATGCCGTCTATGCGAGCATTAATGACTGCTGGTCAGGCTCTTGACCGTGACAACGTAGCTGGCTTCAACTGTAGCTACCTACCTATCGACCACCCCAAAGCGTTTGACGAGATGATGTACGTACTTATGTGTGGTACAGGCGTGGGCTACTCTGTTGAACGACAATACGTAAGCAAGCTACCAGACGTAGCAGAGGAATTCCATGATACCGATACAGTTATACATGTCGCCGACAGCAAAATTGGATGGGCTAAAGCTTACAGGGAACTTATTAGCTTGTTGTATTCAGGCCAACTTCCAAAATGGGACGTGTCTGGAGTACGACTTGCAGGGGCAACCCTTAAGACCTTCGGAGGTAGAGCATCTGGTCCAGAGCCTCTTGTCGATCTGTTCAACTTCACAGTCGGCGTCTTTCGGGAGGCTGCTGGACGTAAACTTAGCTCCATCGAATGTCATGATATCTGCTGTAAGATTGCACAGATCGTTGTCGTCGGCGGTGTACGCAGGTCCGCTCTCATCAGTCTGTCTAACCTCACTGACGATAGACTCCGAAGATGCAAGTCAGGCCAGTGGTGGAACGACAATCCTCAGCGAGGACTAGCAAACAACAGTGCGTGTTATACAGAGAAGCCAGACTTCGAGGCATTTTTAAATGAGTGGAAAAGTTTATACGAGTCCCGTTCAGGAGAGCGAGGTATGTTCTCTAGAGTCGCAAGTCAAAAGCAAGCTGCAAAGAACGAACGACGAGATGCTTCCTATGATTTTGGAACTAATCCATGTAGCGAGATCATCTTACGACCTAACCAATTCTGCAATCTATCAGAAGTTGTTGTCAGGGCAGCCGATACGCTCTCAGACCTCAAACGAAAAGTACGTGTTGCGTCTATCCTTGGAACTCTACAGGCTACCTTAACTGACTTCCGTTACCTACGCAAGGTCTGGCAGAAGAACACAGAGGAAGAAGCACTACTAGGAGTATCATTAACAGGGATCATGGATCATCCAACCCTATCAGGAAGGAGAGATAAAGGTGTACTCAAAACGTGGCTTACTGAGCTCAAAGAAGAGGCTATTAAAACTAACGCAGAATGGGCTAACCGTCTTGGCATTAACATTAGCACTGCCATTACTGCTGTTAAGCCTTCCGGCACTGTTAGTCAGTTGGTGGATTCTGCGTCTGGCATCCACCCTAGATACTCAGATCAGTATATTAGACGAGTTAGGGCGGACGCCAGAGACCCCCTCTGTGAAGTCTTAGCGGCAGCAGGAATCCCTGTAGAGGACGACGTAATGTCACCCACTACTAAGGTATTCAGCTTCCCTATAAAATCCCCTGACGGGGCTGTGGTGGCCTCTGAGATGGGTGCAATGGAACAACTTGAGCTATGGGAGATTTATCAGGACTTTTGGTGTGAGCATAAGCCGTCCATGACATGCTACTACCGTGATGATGAATTCCTTGAGGTAGGCCAGTGGTTGTACAACAAGTTCGACAAGATTAGTGGAGTATCGTTCCTCCCTTATTCCGAACATACGTACCAACAGGCTCCTTACGAACCCATAGACTTAGAGACCTTTGAGAAGCTTAAGGAGGAATTCCCAGAGACGATTGATTGGAACATCTCTGAGAACTCTGACATGACAGAAGGGTCTCAGCAGTTAGCTTGTACGGGCAATAACTGCGAGTTGTAAACTACAGGGGCCTTAGCGCCCCTTTTCTTCTTCTGGGGCTAAAGCAGCGCCAAACATCCCCATACGACCGATATTAGTAGCAGCCTCTCTTACGTCTTCAGGGGTTCTCATGGCCTTTACGTCACGTACTGCCCTTGCTTGGTACTGAGGGCCTGACTCAAGCATTCCACCCTGAGGCCCACGTTTAGCCTCAACACCGGTAAGCCTTTCGATAGCTGAGATGTCAGGGTCTCCTACTACTTCTTGCTTCTTAACTCTCTGTGATTTACCTGAGCCAAGACCGAAGACTTCAATAGGCAGTACGTTAAGAAGAGAGTTGCCTCCCGGAGGATTCATCCCAAACATATCGTGTCCGTCAGAAGTCATACTGTATACTTTATTTGCGTTAGTATCTACAGCAATGAAATCATTCATACCGCCCAAGTCCTGAGCAGTAGACCTATGACTACTGTGCATAGCATAAACACCGTCAGAAACTTCGTTTACTCTCATGTCTTTTGCGTTGTCAAAGTACTTGACTAGTTCTTTGTCTGCGTTTGTTAGCTTTCCTTTTGGCTTCTGCTTTGCTCTTAGGTACTGAGCAACAAGAAGTGAAGAGCCTTTAAAACTACCGTCTTTATTTTTTATTGTAGAAGGACCTAAGTTGTCTCCTGAGGCTTTTATCATTGCGTTTCTATCAGCAGCGTTAGCGATGCCACCAAGCCTACTTAGTCGCTCTTGTTTTGAAAGGTCAGGAAACACCTTCTCTATTTGGCTGTAGACACCGCCTGTTCCTCTCAAAAACTTAAGCATGTTGTTAGCTGTAGTAGCAGTACCTCTTGCTTCACCCTGTAGCCCTTCTCCTGAACCTCTACGCCTTACTACTAAAGAGGTGGCTCCGGGTGCGTCACTAACGCCGTGTATTGCCTTTAGATGGTTTACAGCCCTATCAAGAATAATCTCAGGGACGTTAGACGTAGTAGTTAAGTTCTGTTTTATTCTATTTGTGTCTGAAAGATCAAAGAAGTCCTGAGTGTACTTCTGCATTTCACGGGACTGCCCAAAGACAGAATCTGGACGATCAGTCATGTTTCGAGTTTGAGTATCCATGAAACCAGAGGCTAAAGAAGTTCCTCTAGTTTTGTTTGCGTCTCCTTCGAGTGCCCTAGTAACGTACTCATTTCTACGGCCTTTTCCTGCTCCGACTTGCCTTGTTCTGGCAATCTCGTTAGGGTTTACCATTTGGTTTAAAACTCTTCCAATCTGAGGCCCTGCTACTTTAGCAGCCGCAATAACCTGACCCGCTGGCCCAACAGGACCGTAAAAACCGGGTATTTCCGTAGGCGTGTTCATGGCTAGGTTTGTCAACCCTGTTTTTCCTAGCTCTAGTCCTACCTTTGGTAAAGCAATCTCTGCAATGTTTCCAAGAGCTTGTGCTTGTCTAGGGTAGTCCGCAGCAAGTTGTTTTACTCTATCAGGAGTCACAGCAGAAATTGCGCCGCCTATAGTTTCCATAGGGAGTACTGAGCGAAGAGCACCAGTAATAGGAGAAGTAGCCATCTGTGCCATACCAGCTAGTTCGTTAAGCGTCCCGTAACCAATGTCTGCTGCTGTTTCTCCAGAAAACAAGGACTTTCTAGGTCTAAACAACTCTTCTTGAGAGGCTTGGTATTTATCTCGTCCTGCTCTAAAGTCCTCTGCAATATTACTTGCTACTGCTCTTACCGCTCTAGCAGGAGCAATAGCCGCTCTGTTTTCCCTGCTCATCTGCGTTTCACGAGCACGGGTTGCGACCTTCATTTCCCTACGTAATTTTTGAAAGTCACTCATCTTCTTTAGCTTCCTCTCGTGTCTGGTCAATAAGGTCTACGAGCAGCGCCCTGTCCATCTCGAACTGTTTAAGCAAATAAGCGTCATCTATGTTTCTTACGGCTTTGTCCATGCCCGACAAAAGTTCTGCATAAGCCTTAAGTCGTCTCTTAGGTTTATACGCAAGGTACGCACCATAGATACCTAGTCCCGCAGCAGCAGTACCTAGAGCAGCCCCAGCCCCTCCTAAAGCAGCCACACCAGCAGAAGTAGTGGCAGTTAACGCAAGGGGTGTCGAAGGCAGATCCGCTACGTCCTTAGCTCTATCGAAACCCCTAGCCAACATGTTACCTAACTCTTTTGCGCGTTTGTTGGTCATCGCGTCTAAGGCTAAAAAAGAGTTGTGTTGGCGGTCCAAAAGGTTATGTAGTTTTTCACCTCTAGTGTTTGTCTTAAGGGTGTTATTTAGGACGTTGCGAATAGCTTTAGCAGCTAGCGCTCTACCAGAAGCTGACTCTGCGTCGAGTACAGTCGAAGAAGCCCTACGTAATGCAGAGTCAAACTCACGTCGTGCCTTAAGTACGCCGTTAAGATCTGTACCATGCTTCTCTACCATTTCCAAAGCAATCTGCCCTAGTTCAGCGGCAATCTTTTGTGCGTCTCCTGTAGCTAAACGAAACACAGGGTCTTGCTTAAACCCAGCTATTGCTCCTAATAGATCCTCTGTCAACACGTCAGTGTCAATAGCCTTATTCTGAGCTACAATCATGTTGTCTACAGCTTGTGCAGAGTTAGCGATGTCTTTTTGTACAACGCGATAATTGTATGTATAAGAACGCTTTGGGTTTATCTCTTTAATATCGGCCAATGTTTCAATAACGTTTTGGTCTCTAACGTTAGGCTGCCATTCACGTCTACGAAGTGGGCCTACTTCTTCTGCTACAGCGTCTCCGGGCAACATCTCTGGCTCAATTAGCTTAGTTGTACCTGTGATCCTATCTTCTCTAATTGCCTCACGAGATGCTTTTTGTGCGCCCTTAACTACACTTTCAGGCAAACCAATGTCAGGCATGTCAGGACGTGGGCTAAACAACGATTGCACATCAATAAAACTTTCAAACTTTTCAGCGTTGTCGGGGTTTTTAGACGACCAGTCTTTATAAAACTCATAGCCCTTAGATGCAGCACTAGCGGCTGTTTTAAAAGCCTCAGTGTTTTGAACTTGAGCAAACAAATCCTGTGCACCTTCTTTAACTGACTGTGGTAACATCCCGCCTATATAACTACTAAGCGCAGCACCACCGGCTCTAGCAGCTTGAGAGACAGCAACACCAGCTACTTTAGGTATGTCTGTAGGGTCTAATTCTTCACCTACTATCCTACCAGCTCTGCGTTGAAACTCAGGTCCGAACCGCTCTACCTCACGTTCTAGCGTCTCTTTAGCAGCCATCTCAGGAGCAAACGCTTGTTGTGTTTGTTGCATAGGCCCAAACACTTCCGCAGCTCGTGTAGCTAATTCATTAGCTGACTTTTGGTCTCCTGCCGCCAATGCACGGTCAATAGCAGCTTTATACTGTTCTTGAGTGTATTGCATAAATACCTCTTATTGGAAATAACTTTTAGCGGCGTCTGAAAGACCTGCTCCGGCAGGCTCTTGGGTAGGTCCCTCATCTACAAAAATATTACCGTAAAGTGCTAAAGAACCTTTGTTGGCTTCGCCTAGTTCTTTTTCTACACTAGTTCTAAGACTTCTATAATTTTTAATAGTACGTTGTGAGCTAGCTTTGATTACACCCAAAAGACGCTTTAGTGCTTCTTTGTCAACAGTAATGTTACCCGCTACTACTTTTTCTGCGTACTCACGGTCAGCGTCTGATAAGCCTGTACCAGCACCTAAGTTGGTAATATATTGAGCCACGCGTCTTCCTGATTCTGCAACATAAGCTTCTGTATCAGCAATAGTAGAAGGATCAACAACGTCAACACCAAAGGTACGAGCATATCTAGAAATGTTTAACTTAAGTTCTGCACCAGCACCTGTAAACATGTTGTCAATTGTTGGGAGTGTACGGTTGACTGACCCAAGCGCGTCCGCAGCAAGCCTAGCATTTTCGTGTGCTTCGGCAAAAGCCTTAGCACCTACTTTAGCTAGTTCATCTGCCATTCCTGAGGCAATAGTTTCTACACGTTGTACCTGAGGGGGCGCTGCTTCTAATCCTAACGTACCGGCTTCTACCCACTTTTGTTGGTTATCGTCCCATACGCGTCCAGCTTCGTTAACACGGAATAAACCAACTTTGTTGTCTTTTAGATAAGGCTCAATCTTTCCTTTTTCACCTGAAATATATTCAAAAAAACACTGTCACGAACTTTAGCTAAACCAAGCTCGTCAAATAATTCAGGAGATATGCCAGCAGCATTGGCCATACGCTTGCGTACCAACGGAGTCTGGGTAGGCATTTTATCTCGTTCTATCTGTCGAATTTCTTTAGCAATAGTTTTAAGTTCTTCTGAATCAGAAACTCCTGTGACACGAGCAGCAAGTTCAGGCAGCTGCAAAGCAGTAGCAGTGTTAGCTAGGCTGTTTTTACGTGCGTTAAAGTTTGCTTCCTCTGTAATTTGCGTTTGTAAGTTACGCGCTGCTGTTGCATACTTAGTAGCGTTTTCCATATCACCCTGACCTTGGTAATAAGTAGCTAAACCCCCTAGACCTTGTACGGTACTGGGGTCCAGCTGAGATAACGCCTCTCTTTGTCTTCGTACTTGAGGAGCCATGCCAGCTTGTTGAGCAGCAGTAAACAAACCTTCGAGATATGCAGGACGTGCCGCATCCTGTGAAATTCTAAATCTAGCCATTATTTTTCTCCAATGTTTTAAGGTTGTTTAAACTATTATCTAAACAGTCCGCTTAACAACCCTGTTCCTACTGTACCCATCAACTGCGATTGACCTAAACCTGCATTAAGCAGTGCTTCAATACCAGAAGCAGTCGCCTCACCAAACAAACCAGTGCCGTACAATTGGGCTTGTTGCGCTTGTGATGCCGCTGTTTGACCGGGTGATAACCCTTGAAGTAACATCTGTTGTGGCAAGTAACTAGACCCTAAGAATTGGCCTCCTAACTGTGCTTGCTGCATTTGTTCAGCTTGTGCTTGACTCATTGCACCCAACATAGCTCTATTACGTGCTTCTTCTTGAGCCTGAGCCATAGCAAACTGCTCTGGTGCACCACCAAACTGCGCAGTACGTACGCCAAGGCGTCCTTGGTTAGCAAGACGCTCTTCTAAGGCAAGCTGCTGTCGTTGCTCTTCAGGAGCCATTACAGCCCTCATACGGTCATAAACAGCAGCTTCTCTTTCGGCGGTAGGAGTAGCCGCTTGTTGGAAAAACTGACCAGCACCGCCAAACATTTGATTACGGAACGCTTCTTCTTCAGGAGAAACAGCCATAGAAGTAGTAAGCTGTCCTGTCACAGGATCAACAGTAGTACCAAATTGGCCTCCCGTAGACGTAGAAACAGTGTACGGTCTAAATGCCGCCTGTTCTATCTGTGTTTGAGCAAGGTCTTGGCCTAAGTCAAGCGCTTGATCTCCTATGTTTCCTAGTCTATTATAAGCACCAGTAAGAAGACCAAGCCCTCCGATACCAGAAGCAATGTTTCCGGCTCCACTGCCGAACACATTACCTAGGCCGCTGCCTATTCCGTCAATTAAGTTTTGAAAGAAACCTCCTCCAGAACCTTGTCCTGTTGTACTTGGCGGCTGTACTGTTGGAAAAATTCCCATCTATCTTCTCCTAATTAAAGCGTTTTGCCTATTAAGGCTAATACGTTTATTTCTTGTAATGAAATTTCAGAACCGTTAATAGTTGTTTCTAAACCAATAACAACAGTGTTTCCACTGCCTCTAGCATTAAATGTTCTTTTGTTTGTAAGTTGTTCACCCGAAGTAAACTCAGATAAAGGAACTGAGTTAGGTCCAAATTCGTTTATACCAAATTGAGCACTTACTTGGTCATTAATTATAAAAGATATGGTTCTAAAATCAGTACTAAAATCATAAGCAAATCTTAATACTGCTAAAGAATCATTACCCCCAACAATAATAGGTCGGAGTTTTTTAAGCATTTTTAATTTAGAAGAGTCCCCAAAAGACAACATAGGACTTTCGTACTTAAAACGATAAGTAGTGTTATTGTCTAAATAACCTTTATAAGTGCTAATACCTTCGGCAGACCCTATAAAAAGTTGCCCGTCTTTTGTTCTTTTATAAGTAGTGTATGTAGATGACGGCCAACGAGTTACTCTTAAAGAACCATCTTCTAAATTGCCTCTTAAATCAAAACAGTAAGTAAGTTTTTGACTTATAAAAGTCAACAAAAGAAAACTTTCCTCTGGGCTGTACACCGTTTTAAAACCACTGGTTTCATTCTGTACTGCTTTAATGAGGTCTTTTGTAATTGTTTTAGACAATGTACTAATAGGCATTGACTTTTCTTGTACTGTTCTTCCAAAACTTCTAAGACCTGTGTCAGACAAGAATACAACGTCTGTTCCTGTGTACTGTACAGTGTCTCTATCAACACAACCAACGCCTGATATAGTATCTGCAAGGCTCATTATTGAAGGGGACTCAGCGTTTTGATAAACAACAACACTGTGTTTACCAAAGATAATAAGAAGTCCGTTGTGAGCAGCTAAAGCTACAATCTCGTCGTAACCGTCAGGCCATACTTTAGAGATATTAATACTTCCGCTAGTGCCGCCTTCCCATCTATGCCCTTGAAGAAGGTCTGACCAATAAATAGTAGACTTATCGTCATTAAAGTCTGTTGTCCAAAGACGGCCATAAGCAGCAAGGACTTCGTTCCCGTACATAGCAGAAGTAACCCCTACGTTGCCGGGCTTAATACTCATAGGAACTACATAACCGTTGCTATTTTCGCTTACAAGAGGTTGATAACCGCGTTGAAAAAAGTAAGTATTGTTATTAAAGTTTACAATCTTCCAGTTGTTTGAAGTAATAGTATAGTTTTGTGGAGTTACGTCGTTTAAAGAGGTATTATTAACGTCCGGGCCTGTTACTCCATTTCTCCATATTTTGTTATTACCTGTAGAAAATATTCTAGTGTCGCCAGAAGCGTCCCTATATTCTCCTATTGTTGTTATAGGATTATTATTTAAAACTTGTTTATTAGCTGTTTGTACAACATAACCTTTACGTGCGGCGATTCGTCCTCTATTATCAATAACAGCATTGTCTGCTGTTTCAGCAAAGGATGGGTCTTGTGCTAACGGAGAGTCTTCTGAGTTTAACCCTTTGAAACCGGGAGCAATAAGATTTACAGAACGCAATTCTTGAGACATTATACAGTCCTATATATCATTTCTTCAGGATGTTTTGCAGCATCAATAGCAATAGCGTCTGATAGATACCTGTCTGCAATAGAAAAATACTCAACGGTAGAGGTGCCTCCTGTTTCTCCGCGCTCTCTCGCTAAAAGAGCAACAGCTAAATGTATAACGGGTTTTGAAGGTACTAGTAAAACATCAGTATTGTTTACTAACTCTGGCTGTCTTTTAGTTACATCAAATCGTAGTGTTTCTACAGTACTGGGTTTAGGACTGAGGAGTACTTGTGTATCTTGAGAAGAATCTAGACCGTCAAAGGTATAATACGCAGGTGATCCGCTGATTTCTTCTTGTAAGTACAATGCGTTATTAAACCAATCTTTAGTTTGATAAGTAATAAAAGTATTGTTTGTGTCGTTTATAACAGAAAACACTTTTACATTGTCTCCTGTTCCTACAAGAGAGTACTGATTAGTTCCTACAATAGTTTGGAGTGAAATAGTAGAGCGTAACCCTGACCAATCACAAGCTTCTTCTACAAGCTGTTTAGCGTCGTTAACAAAGTCGCCTACCATTGTATTAAAAATAGTGTCGTTTACGTTATTAGTAGTTTCTTCTCGCAACCTACGCAGTACGTTGTTTACTAAATTCAGATACGTCATTAAGTTAATCTCCCGAATAATCCATTTAATGCTGAATTATAGTCTGTTGGTTTGATTAGCTCAGGAATTTTTAAAGGCGTATAGCCCAAATCTGCCTTGTTTATTTCGTATGGTTCACCACCGGAAAAACTCATGCCTGATCCAAAGTCAAGGTTTGTGTCAAAGCCACCGCATAAACTCAAACCCTCTGGGGTTGTGCCGCTAGGTATTGCTTCTCTTATGTCCCTACCTACGTCTCTAACAAAAGTAGCTCCTGACCTAAGAGTGTCTTCAATTTCTTTTATTGGCTGTGGTGTACTAAACTCAGGCATTCCTTCTCTTACGTCTCTACCAAAGTCCCTAACATAAGTAGCTCCTGTTCGTGCAGCGTCCTCAATCTCCTTTATAAACTGAGGGGTATCACCGAAGAGATCTGAGTCTACTTCTAATCCCGGATCTAAAAAAGCAAAACTACCTTCTTCTGTTCCATAATCGTAAAGAGCCTTTATAACATCTGCCCCACTAAGCTCTCCTTCAAAAGCAGCATCAACAGCTGTTTCTAAGAAGGGGTTTAAAGACTCAATAGGAATAGTTGTTGTACCTTCGTCAAATAAGTTTGGTATGTCTAGCTCATTTCCAAAGGAGTCTTTAATAAAGTTTTTAAGCTCTCCTTCTGTATATCCCTGAACTACTCCTAAAGCAGTGTCTGTTAAATCATCTCCAGTAACAGTACCGTTTAAAAGACCTGCTACAAGGTCTGTTGTCCTGTCTACAGACAAACCAGTAGAAGTTGCTATTTGAGTAATTGCGTTTTCAGCAGCAGTACCAGCTAGCTCACCTGCTTTAATAGCATCAGCAATGCCACCAATGCCGCCGGTAATAGCAGCCGTGCCTAAACTAGAGATATCTACTGATCCTGTAGAGATTCCTTGGCTAATAGCAGTTCCAAGAGAAGAGTTTATTGCCCCCTGTGCAAATGTCCCTGCTGTTGTTGCTGTTCCTGCTGTAGCAGTTCCTGTTGCTAAGTTGCCTAACGCAGGGCCAAGCATTGAACCCACAGCCGCCCCCATAGCTATCTTAGCGTAGTCACCCATGCTAACTTTATCTTCGTCAGCAACTTTTACATAACCAGAGCCGTTCCACTGAAACTTGTCGCCTGTTTCGCTATAGGCTGTACCACTAACTCCGTACTTCTCTAGTAATGCTTGGTTAGCTTCAGAGTTAAGCCAGTTGTTATAGCCGCCCTGTTGAGTACTAAGTTCAGACTGCCGTAGTTTAGTTACGTCTTGGCTGGGATCGCTAGCGTCTATGGTAAGATCGGCGTCACCCTCAAGGATCATCTGTTGATCTTCTGTAAAGCCAGTATCAGCTTCAGACCAATTACCAACATCATAATCACCAGACTGAATTAACTGCTCGCGTTCAGTCATGTAGTTAAGGTAGTTATCAAACGAACCAAACTGCTCTTGTAGCCTGTTTGTTTTCCCTTGTCCACCCTCAAAGTAATCTCGAAGCTGGTCTGTAGTAAGCTGCTGCTCTTCTCCTGTTTGGCCGTATAGGTACTCTAGTTTAGCATCACCTTCTTCTTTACCTTTAACAAAAGTAAAAGTTTGAGTAGGTTTAACAGTCTCCTTAGTAGTAGGAGCAGGTTTTGTTAACATGCCTTCTGCCATTACTTTCTCCAATTAGATAGGCTACGTAAGCCAAATGAAGCCGCTACAGCAGCACCTAAGAAGCCCTTGTACCAATCAGGCATATTATTTAAAACATCAAAGCCTTGCATAACTACAGGCACCATGCTGGGAAAGAACGCAAGGACGCACGGGATGGAAAACAAAATCGTAAACCATTCGTCCTTCCATGAACTTGCTGCGTTGTTTGCATGTATGTTTTCCCAGTTGCTGTCTTGTTTAATTGCTTCTAACTTTCTTTCATGTACTGCTTTCTTTTCTTCAGCCTTACGCTCAAGATGATTACCAATAAGGTTAGTTAGTGGTCCAAGCAGTGTTTGCCACATTATCTAGCAAACTCTAAGATAGCTATTGCTAACGTAATCATAATGCCCATAGCAAAAAAGCCACGACTCATAAGAGCCTCTAGCCGATCAAACCGTTTGCTGTGGTTATCCAGTTGAAGCTGAATCATCTCATAGCGAATAGCGCATTCTGCTTCGTGCTTATCTAACCGGGCTAAAGCCTCTTCCGTGGCGTTCATACAACTCCCTTACTTCTTTGCGTGGCCGATATTAACAGCCATGATGTCAATAAAACGATACAACTTAGCCATCCATGCGTCGTCCTTAGGTGTAGGTGTTACTGCTGCAATAATTGAGCAGACACTAATTACCATAGGAGCCACTGAAGCAATATCAGCGAGTACCTGAATTACCACGGTACGCCGTCTTCAGTCGTTGGGTTCTTCTGCTCTTCGATCTGCGCAGTTAGTGACGCCTCGATAGCGTCCTTGTCTACACCGTCAGCAAAGCACCAGCCCAACACCATCTCTTCAGTAAGGTCATCGTAAGGCACGTAATCAGGGCTAGAAGCATCAGGTACAAACGAGCAAGTACCGTATGCAGTAGCAGAGTAAGTGTCGTCACCGACAGTCTCTGAGTCATTTACACGCCAGTGAGCAACGATTACTCCGCCGTCAGCTGTGTTGTGTTCGAGTGTAGATATAGTCCATGTAGCCATTAGTCATTCTCCAGTTGTGCAACTCTTGCACGTAGTGATTGAATTTCTTTTACGAGCATAGGCACTAGCTTTGAGTAGTCTACGCCCATCATGTCTTCTTCAGTGTCACCTTCGGTTACAGCTTCTGGTGCAACACTTTGTAGCTCCTGAGCAATCATGCCGTAATCTTGATGTGACCCGTTAACTTTCCAGTCAAATTTGCGTACTTGGATAGCGTCTACTTTACTGCCGGCGTCGTCAGCATCTTGGATATTTTCTTTAAGCCGAACGTCTGAAGATACATTGTAGGCTGTGGCTGTTCCTGTTGTAGCAATACTGCCGACCGAAACTGGTGTTCCAGTTGTATCTCTTACAAATATGGCCTGTTGTATAGAACCAGTCCCTGCCGCACGAAAGTACATTAAAGAGTTATTAGGTTCTAAGGAAATAGAGTAATTGCCTGTCCTTGAAGCAGTAGTACCAGCCAGAAAATTGCCAGACGTATCAAACGTGCCTACTGGAGTTGCACTACCATTGACCATGAAGTGAATAGCGTTTCCAGTTTCAGCATATACCGTAGTATCAACCGAAGAACCTGAACCCGTTATGTCTTTTTCATGGAAGAGGCCACCAGTAGTCGTGCTTCCGCTTTGTAGTCTGTATGTGCTGGCACGAGCAGTGCCTGACAGGTGAAGGTCTTTGAAGCGGTTGCTAGTAGAACCACCAATGTCAATAGAGGCATCTTTAGCGGCACCCGTAGAGGTTGCAGGATGTATTAAATCGTTACCTATAAGTAAGTGTGCATCTGTGCCTACTCGTGAACCGATAACCATGTAACCTGAGTTAGTACCAATACTACCGACTGTGGTGCCGTCTTTGCGGAAAATTGCAATGTCACCATCAGACGTAAGCCTGTTCAAAACGCACGTCGTTGTTCCATCTGCTACGGCAGAAAAGAAACCGCCGCTTTGAACTTTAAAGCCAGCGGTGGTGTTGTCATTAGCAGTCTTCCCTACAAGAAGATTGCCAGAGCTATCAACAAACAGCCTATAGGCGCTAGACGTTCTGTCATACAGCATAAACTCTCCGCTGTTGCCTGAGCTTAGGCTATATGACTTTCCGTTTGTGCTGGTATTGTTGAAGTAGATGCCAGCAGAACTTGCGCCATCAACTCCTTCAAGAGTTAACT